TGCGTTTGGCCCTGTTGCGTTTGGCTCCTGCAACAGTTCTAATATTGATCTTATCCAGTCCTGACACAATCATGTCATATTGGTGATATTCTGGTTTGGTAAAACTGCAATATGAGCTCTTTGATCTATGTATTTCTAACAACATATCCTTGTTGTTTAGGTAATTTACTTTGGGTGTCGCTGGTATCATTCAAAAGAATCCTCTTATATCTAATTATAAACTACGCACATTAAAAAGTCAACTAAATATTATACCAAAAGGAAAAACATTATGGCATTTAATATTGGTTCACTAACAGATGCATCTCAACTAGTAAGCTCTGTTACAGGTGGCGCAAACGCAATTTCTAACTTTGCATCGGGCTTGGAGTCAGCCGGATCGTTTGCTGATTTTGCATCGTCCGGACGGTTAAGTGGCGCCCTTAGCGGACTTGCTGAAGGTGCCGGCGACATAATGGGCGCAGTTGCTGCGTTCGGCGGAGATTCAGCAGACCCTGCGGATTGGCGTGTGAGATTGAGCCTTGCCAACTGGACCAGCTTCAAAGGTAGCCCAGTTTTAAAACCATTAAAAGATGCCGGCGGACTCATTTTTCCATACACTCCAACAATTAGTATTGCCAGTACTGCCAGTTACAGTGCCGTGCCAACAACACATACCAACTACACTTTTCAATCATTTAAAAACAGCGACCCAGGATCCATTTCAGTTGTGGCACCAATGAACGTTGAAGACAGTACACAGGCTTTGTACTGGATTGCTGCGGTGCATTATTTAAGAAGTCTTACCAAAATGTTTGCAGGAACTGATCCTAAGGCCGGCAATCCTCCTCCAGTGATATTTTTAAATGGATACGGCAACTATATTTTTAAAAATGTACCAGTGGTTGTGACCAGTTTCAGCACAACGTTAGATGCTGACTGTGATTACATTGGATGCAACGTTGTGGGCAGTATGGCTGGAGCAATTGAAGGTGTTTCAGGCGGCATAGGTGGCCTAGCAGATTCTATTGGCAGTGCATTAGGCGGATCCGTGTCTGGCCTAGGCAGTATCACAAACGGAATAAGTACAATTGCCGGCGGTGTTGGACAAATTGCAGGACTAGCAGGCTCACTAGGCCTGGGCGGCACAACAAGTGGCGGTGTAACACACGTGCCTACCAAGAGTTCGTTTAGCGTGACATTACAACCTGTATACAGCAGAAACAGTGCTAGAAACTTTAGCCTTGATAGATTTGTTCAAGGCGGTTACCTTAATAATTCTTTTGGATACATTTAATCATGCCTGCAATTTATAATAATACTAGTCCGTGGTTTAACACCGCAATAACAAATTCATATTTGGACATACTAACAATTCGTCCAGTCAGTGAAGAAGTTGATGATTTTTTATACACAATAGAACCACAGTATGCGTTTCGCCCTGATTTATTGGCACATGACTTGTATGGCAATTCTCAGTTGTGGTGGGTATTCATGCAACGAAATCTAGATGTGCTACAAGATCCTATTTTAGATTTTGTTCCTGGAACACAGATCTATCTTTGCAAGAGCAACAGTTTGACAACAGCGTTGGGTTTATAACATGTCGTTATTTGGAAATATCTCTGGTGCAATAAATTCTGCAACAAGCACCATAAGTGGAGCAGTGGGATCTGTATCAGCTTTTTTAAACTCTGGACCAGCTTCAGCACTGTCAGCAATCACCGGAGCATTTGGCGGAGCATTCAGTTCGTTAGGACTTTCAATCAAACCGTTGTCTGGTGTAAAACTGCCTTTAAAAAATCCGTTGTTTGGTTATGCAACTTATGATTACGTATTGGGGTTATCGGTTTTAACCAAAGCACAATTAAACAAGCCAGACACTGGTTATATGAAAGGTCAGCGACTTCCTTTAATTGCCAAGACTGCAAACGCAGACCCTTCAAACAGAATTAATACTCCGTTTGGCCAGTTTGATTTTTTCCTTGACAAATTGGAAATTGAAAGCACCATTGGTCTTGAAAAAGGTGCAAACACTAACATGCATAAACTAAGTTTCAAAGTAATTGAACCTTACAGCATGGGCATGTTTATAATGAGTTTACAAGAGGCTGCATGGGCCGCAAATCATGACAATTACTTGCAAGCACCTTATTTGTTAACCATTGATTTTAGAGGAAATACTGAAACAGGAAAAATGGATAATATTCCAACAACTGCTAGAAAAATTCCTTTTAAATTTAAAGATGTATCTATGACAGTTACAGAAGAAGGTGCAGTATATACGTGTAGCGGATATCCAGTGAACAGCGAAGCACTAAGCGGGCATGTGTCTGAACTCAAAACAGACGGCAGTGTAAAAGGTGTTACTGTGCAAGAAGTTTTACAAACCGGAGAAAAAAGTCTCCAGGTCATGTTGAACAAACGACTACAGCAATTAAAAGAAGACGACACAGTTAATACTCCGGATCAAATATTAATAACATTTCCTTTAGATATTTCGTCAGCAGGTACACAATCAACACCTGGTGAAAATTCTGATGGCGCAACTACATTAACAAATGCGTCTAGTGAAAGTGCAATTGTAAAACAATTACGATTGACAAAAAGTACAATTCCAGCTAACAGCACGTTAGTTCAACAAGAAGGTACCGTAAACGAAATAGGTAAATCTAAAATGGGATTCAGTGACACCCGGAAGGGTGATGCTCCTGTTGGAAAGGATAATGAAGTTATTAAAGGCGGCAATGTTCTCCGTGCCAACAACACTGTTGATAAACAAGTTAGCGATATGAGATTCAGTCAAGATACTGACATCACAACTGCAATTGATGCAGTGTTATTGGCCAGTGATTATTCTAAAACACAATTGCAAGAAACAAATGTTGACACAACTGGAATGAGAAAGTGGTGGAGAGTTGACACACAAGTGTTTCAAATTGAAGATCCAAGCACCACCAAGCAAACAGGTACTCCTCCAAGAATTATTGTGTATCGTGTGGTTCCATACGGGGTGCATACCAGTGCTGTAACTGCGACCAATACCAAAGCGCCAGGATTTAAAGAACTTGAAAAGCAAGCTGTTAAAGTTTATGACTATTATTTTACTGGTAAAAACGTTGATATAATATCCTTCCACATTGAATTCAAAGCAGGCTTTGCTGGAAAAATGGGCGCAACTAGTCCTAAAAGAACATCGGATGCAAAACGACAAGAAGCTGCATCGGGCGCAGACGACGGCGTTACTAACAATGAACAACCGTTGATTGCAGGAGCTACTCCACAGAGAAAACTAGGAGTAATTCCGTCTGCTGTTCGATACTCTGCTACTAAGACTTCTGGAGATAATATTGGTGGTGGTGGCCTTGAAACTCAGGACTCCCGTTCTGCTAAACTATTTCACGATGCAATTACCAGTGCATCTGGAATGTTGAGTTTAGATATGAAGATCATTGGAGATCCATACTATATTGCACAAAGCGGCATGGGCAATTATACCAGTGCCCCAACACAATATTCTAATTTAAATACAGACGGCAGTGTGAGCTACCAAGGCAGTGAAGTTGATATCATAGTAAATTTTAGAACACCCATAGACTTGAATCAAAAAACTGGATTATATGATTTTGGAAAAAGTACTAAATCTGCTCCAGTGCTGACATGGAGCGGGTTATACAAAGTTACTCATGTCACTAGTTATTTTGATAACGGCATGTTTACACAAGTGATAAAAGGTCCAAGAAGAAACGGTCAAGAACTTTCAGGCGAAGGCAGTGCTAAAAATACAGTTAACACTACAAATTCTAAACCAGACAAAACCAAGGATAGTGAATAATGGAACAAAACGAAGAGTATAGTTCCTCAGCGACGGAACAAAAACCTGGTCCATTTCTTGCCAAAGTAGTGAGTAATATTGACCCTACTTACATGGGCATACTTGAAGTTGAAATTTTAAGACCCATGGGCGGATCAAGTTCAGAGAGTCAACTGCACCAAGTGCGCTACATGAGCCCGTTTTACGGAGTTACACCTGTCAGTGCTAACGGACCAAACAATGATTATAACGACACACAGAAATCATATGGCATGTGGATGATACCACCGGATGTTGGAGTTACTGTGGTTATTATTTTCATCGACGGAGACCCCAAGAGAGGATATTGGATGGGGTGCGTTCCGGATGAAAACATGAATTTCATGATGCCTGGCCTGGCTGCAACCAAACGTATTGTGGAAACAGTTGATCCAGACAAGGCTGGCAATTCTGGAAGAGCTGTGGCAGCAGAATACGATAAAGCAGTGTTGGCTAATAACAGTCTTTCTGATCCTGAAACCATTAATAAAC